GTGCTGGATCGTCCTGAAGAGATACTTTATAATCCCCGCTCCGCTGGCCCCTTAGCTCAGTGGTTAGAGCAGGCGACTCATAATCGCTTGGTCGCTGGTTCAAACCCAGCAGGGGCCACCAAATTTAGTGATGTAAATCATGCATTTAAGCCACCTCTTAGGGTGGCTTTTTTGTTTGCACGCTATGCCGTTGGCAGCAAAGTGGCAGCAGATTTTTATCTCCTCCAACAAAAAACCCGCCTTAGCGGGTCAGTCTTTTTCAAAAATCACATCCACAGAGAGCCTTGTAATGTACGATCAGGATGGGGCGGAACAGGTTTTACCTTACCCGGACTCATGATGATTTCGGATACTGTTTCATGAGACTTAAAAGTGCAGCTGCAATTGATGTTTTGACACTGGTTATAACGTTCCTTGGTCGTCTTTGATACTTGGAAGCTGCTACGCGTATGTGCGGCATTACCGCACAAAGGACAATTCATCATAATAAGCCCTCAATCCCATTTAGGATGGATGATACATAAAATAACCATATTGGGATAGTTCTCATTCCATATCCAATGAGTCAATTTTTACTTCCAGTTCAATGCTGGTAGTGAATCCACTATCAGCGCTCAGGCTGTGCGTCAGCGTTGTGATGATCCATTCCCCGGCATCAATCTGCTGCTTGAACCCGCTGACCTTCACCGGCATTTCCGTATATAGCTCCGCGCGCCCCTTTGCCAGCTGAATCGAAAACGTCGCAGCACCGCGCTGCAGGCGTTCCCACTGCATTTTGGCAGCGCGCTCTGCGTTGCCCCGGTTTGCGTAAGTGCGGCTCAGTACCAGCACGTTTTCATCCGTGCCGATCAGGTAATCCCCCTGTTTCGCCTCCGGCTCTTTCTTCTTCGCCGTGGTTTTACGTCGCCTGCGCTTCACCTTTGCTACCGGCTTCTTTGCCGGTTCGCGGGTGTGCAGCCAGCTGGCGATCACGCCGGTGTAAGAGTCACGGTCCGCCAGAGTAAAGCGGTGGCTGTCTCCGTTCCTGCGCTGAAGGGTGATTACCGGCAGCGCCTTGCCGCTTGCCGTTTTTCCCTGGCCCTGCCGGATAAACAGCAGATTGCCGTCCTTGACGCAGGCCACTGTGCCGCACTGTTTAGCCAGGCGCATCAGAAAGCTGGCGTCTGATTCATTGGTCTGATCAAGGTGGTCAATTTCTGCGGCGGCCATATCTTCACCCATTGCCGCCTTCAGCTTATGGCGCCCGGCGATGTCCCGGACAATTTCGCCTGCGGTGGTTTTGTGCCAGGACTTCTCCCGCTTCGTGTTCAGCGTCTGCCGGAAGTCTGCGCTGCGCGCTCTCAGCGTCAGCCGATCAGGCGTGCCGCTGTGCTCGATTTCGTCAACCGTATAGCTACCTTTCGGATAAAGCGCCTCTCCCTGCCAGCCCAGCGACAGCGAAAGCACGACGCCCCGGCGTGGCAGCTGCAGCTGGCCGTCCGCATCGTCCAGCTCGATGTCCAGCTGGTCCGCCTCAAAGCCCCGATTATCGGTAAGCGTCAGGCTCAGCAGGCGCTTTTCCAGCTTCTGCGTGATGTCTGCGCCGTCCATCGTCAGGCGAAATGCGGGAGAATTCTGCTGACCGGTAATCCATGGACTGGTCATCATGAGAATAACCCTCCCGCTGCGGCACTGACCTTCCCGGCGGCAGTGGTAGCAGCACCCTGCATGGCCGACAGCTGGTCGCTGAGGCTGCCGAACATTTCCCCCAGCGATTCATCCGTGCGCTTCAGCGTCAGCGTGAATTCAATGCGGCGGCACACGCCGCTGCTGAAGAACTCCGCTTTGGTCTGGTTAAGACTCTCGATCACAAACATGCCGTAAATCGTGCCGCTGCCTTCAATGAGGGGCCACGCGCGGCCCAGCTCCGCAATCTGCTCCAGCGCGAACAGCGACAGCCTGCCGCCGGTAATTTCCGGCAGCAGCACGCCGGAAAGCGTCAGCGTGTCGTTGTCCGGACCTAAAAACTGCAGCGATGGCCGCACGCCGACCCGGCTGTTTGTCGGGAATCGCCAGCTGCGCTGATACTGCAGCTCCTGATAGGGCACCGTCTTCAGCATGAAAACAAATAAGCCCAGCGTCATCATCATTCCTCAAACCCTCCCCTGTCGCGGTAGCTGCTGCGCTCCCGCGCCTCAGCCTTCCGCTGCTCTGCCTGAAGCCTGCGCATCACCTCGTCAACCAGATCCTGCTGGCTCTGTCCCGGCTGCTGCACGATGGTGAACGAGGCATTAATCTGCGGCACGGCTTTTGGCGCTGTACTGCTCATGCGCGGCGCGTCCTGCCGGTATGCCTGCGCGGGCAGGCTCAGCGGATGCAGCGGTGCGGCTGTGGCAGGCGCTGCCGCCCCGCCCAGCGTCAGCGCCGCCAGTGCCGCCAGCCCTGCGGTGCGCCTGCGGCTGGTCACGTTAGCCGGGCCGTTAATCAGTTCAGGGCCGTTCTCACCCACGATTCCCATCTGGCCGGACGGAATGTTGCCGCCGGTGTCGTACATGCGCGGGAACCCGCCCGGCGGCAGCACCACCTTCCCGTCCGCGTTAACCGTGGCGGCCTGCTGGCGCGTGACGTGATCCGGCAGTTTTGCGTTTGCCGCCTCTTTCGTCACGATGCCGAGTTTTTCCAGCAGCCATGACACCCCTGATTTCAGCGTGTCCAGCGGGTGCATCACCATGCTGAGGCCATCGGCCAGCGCCTGACCAAACGCCTTACCCTTCGCGGCTGCGCTGTCCAGCTCAGCCCCCGTGGACTGCACCGGCGTCAGCAGGTCGCGGAACCAGCCAAACAGCGCCTGCACTTTATCCCCGATCCACTGAAAAACCGGTTTCAGCGGGGCAAATGCCTCACTTACCGGGGCGGCGGCAGCCCTGAACCCCTCAACCACGCCGCCTAGAAACGCTTTAATCGGCTGCCAGTATTTCCAGACAACCAGCGCCACGCCTGCCAGCGCGGCGACCAGCAGCCCGACCGGACTCAGCAGCGCGCCCATGGCCCATGAAATGCCGGTCAGCGCAACGCGAAGCACCGCCACGGGACCGGACGCCAGCCAGCGCAGCACCTGACCCGTACCGCTCAGCAGCACCCGCCCTGCCGCCACCGGGTTCATCATCATTCCGGCAGCGGCGGACACGCCGCGCATGGCTCCCCTGAACAGGCGCAGTGGCGCACCGGCCACCGCCTTAAGCGCATTACCCGCCATGCCTGCGCTGGCGCGGAGTGAAGCAAGCGGCCCGGCCAGCAGGCTGACGCGCCCGCCCGCGTCGCCCATTCCCCGCCGCAGCAGGCTTAAAGGGGCGCTCCCCAGCCAGCCGAGCATACTGCCTGCCCGTGACGCGGCTGAAGCAAGCCCCGGCAGCGCCTTAAGCCCCAGCACGTTGCAGCTCAGGCGCAGCAGCGCCAGCGGTCCCAGCACCGCAGCCAGGCCAATCATGAGCGTGCCCAGCGCAATCACCACCACCGATATAACCGCCGCGGCCTTCACAATCGTGCCTGCCAGCTCCTTGTTGTTTTCCACCCAGCGGCGGGTCACGCCGGTGACTTTCTTTACCAAATCCATGATGTCCATCAGCGGCGTGCGCAGCGAATCGCCCAGGCCGCTCATGGTGTTAGATACGCCGGTTTTAGTGAGCATCCACTGTGCGGAAAGCGAATCTTTATTGATGTCAGATTCCTTCTGCATCGACCCCTTAGCAGCATCTCCCTGTGTCAGTGCCAGCTGGCGGCGCAGCTCCGGCATGTTGTTGACAAGTTTTGCCGCTGCAGGGCCGAACTCCTTGCCAAAGAGCATCGTCAGCGCGGGCACTCTCTTGCTGTCCGGCAGTTTTTTAACCTTTTCCAGCACGCGCATGATGGTGCCCATCGCGTCCGTGGTCATCTGCTTTTCAATCTTTGCCGGGTCCAGCTTCAGCAGGTCCATGCCGTCCATAAACCGGTTACTCTGCATCGTGGCTATAGACAGTTCGCGCACCATTGCATTAGCGGAACTGGCCGCAATCTCAGAGGTGGCACCCAGCGTCAGGAATGTTGAACCCAGTGCCGCCACCTGTCGGAAGTTCATCCTGTCGGCCACGCCACCCATGCGCTGCAGCACATCGATGATGTCTGAACCTTTGGACATGGCGTTATCGTCCAGGTAGTTCAGCGCATCGCCCAGCTGCTCGATGTTACGCGTGGGAATTTTGTACAGCTGCGCAATCTTGCCCAGCCCTTCGGCCAGCTCACCGGCAGGCAGCTCAAACGCCGTTGACGCCTTCGCCGCCGTGGTGGCAAAGGCCAGCAGGTCACGCTTCTGGTCCTCATAGGAGTCGTTCTGGTTGGTCACGCCCATGCGCGCGCCGCCCTCAACCAGCGCGGCGTAGTCAATTGCGCCGTTTTCCATCGGCAGCTGCTCACTGGCGGCCTTGATGGCGGCCTGCATGTCATAGAACTGCTTTGTGCGGTTTCCGTCGTTGTCGCGCAGCCCGTTAACCTGCTTTGCCACGCCCTTCATGGCGTCTTCCATGGCTGCTGATGCGTGCACGGCGGCAGCAACAGGGGCAACCATCGCCAGCCCGGCGGCAGACGTTGCCGCGCCGGCACCGGCCACGCGGTCGCGCACCTCAAGCGAACGGGAATAGCGCTCACGCACCGCGCTCAGTTTTGCCTGACGCTCTCCCAGCTTTTTGAGCGACTGCTGCTGCCGGTCAATGGCGGCGCGCGCTTCATCCGACTGACTTTTCAGCTCGCGCTGTGCCTGGCTCAGTTTCTTCGTGTCGATACCGGCAGCGCCCAGCGCCTCACGCTGACGCTGCACCGACAGGCGCAGCCCGTTGTAGGTTTGCTGCAGCTGGCTGGTGCGGTTTTTCGCCTGCTCCAGCACGCGGGCCTGCGCGGCGGTGGGCCTGTTTGTTTCCGTAAACTGCACGGCCAGCCGCGCCGCTTCCTCGCGGGCGGCCTTCAGGTTATTCGCCGTGATGGCAAGCTGTGAGCGGGTCTTGCGGAATCCGTCAATACGCCCGGCCTGCGCATCCAGCTCTTTGAGGGTGTTGCGGGTGTCGCGCAGCGTGCCAGCCAGCTCACGGGTGCTGTCGCGGGCGCTGCGGAAGGGGCGCGTCAGCTTATCGACCGCGCCCAGCACGACCTGCAGACGCAGATTTTTATCACTCATCGCTGGCCCCGTGTCGCAGGATTGCTTTGTGCCGCCACTCCAGCACCTCGGTCAGCGTCATGGATTCGGTAACGGAGGGCGGCCAGTGAAAGACGGTGGCGATGTCCGCCACCAGATCGTCAACCGTCAGGCCGTCGGTAAATCTGACAGGACCGACTTCTTCAGCAAAAAAGTGACCACCTCAACCGACAGGCTCACCAGATCGGCGGGATCCATTTCGTTGATTTCGGCCGTGGTCAGCGCCGGGGTGGTGATACGCGGCAGCACGGTGATCAGTGCGTTCACGTCCATGTCCATCAGCGCCTGCAGGCGGGTGCCGCGCAGCGCGCCGGACTGCGGCTTGCGCACGGTGACGGAGGTGATTTCTGTTTTACCGCGCAGGATCGGGGTGTCCAGCTCAACGACTTTTTCATTTGGTGCAATTTTGTCTGTCATGATGCGATTCCGTTAAAAAGAGAGATAAGCGGCAGGCGCGCGGCCTGCCGGTGTGATTACAGGCCCAGCGCGTTGCGGTGCTTCTCCATCAGGTCGGTGCCGTCCACGATGTGGATCATGTTTACGATGTCGATTTCGTAAACCACTTCGCCGTTAATGGTCAGCTTTGCGTAGCTGTTGGTTGCGGACACTTTGGTGGTGCTGGATTCGCCGGTCTTCCATTCGCCGGAGTCCAGCTCCTTATAGCGTCCGCGCGTGACCAGCTCGACCGCCTGCACTTCGCCGGTGTCGTCGCGCTGGATGGAGCCGGTGAAGCGCAGCTGAATGCCGTCCACGGTTTCGGTGCCAAGCTGTTTAAACAGCAGGGCTTCGGTGCCGCCGATGGTGAATTCCGTGTCCAGCGCGCCGTCGTCCAGGCCCATGTCGATGTCCACCGCACCGGCCATGCCGCCGCCGCGATACTTTTCGAACTTGCGGGTGACTTTCGGCAGCGTGATGGACTCAACCAGCCCCTGCCAGTTGTTGCCTGCGTTGAACATGTTCAGGTGCTTGAGTTTGCGTGGCATTGCCATTTTTGCGTCTCCTTATGCGCTGACGCGGCTGCTGAAATCGACCAGATACTGGTCGGTGATGCGCTGGCGCAGCAGCAGGTTTTCCAGCGGCGGCACCGGCGTGTAGTCATAATCGATCAGCAGCTTGCCCGCTTTGAGCGTGTCCTTGTCGTTCACGCTCTCGTCCAGCCAGCAGTCCGCACCAATCAGATAGCCCTGATTCACCAGGCTGCGCAGCTTCGCGCGGATGCTCTCGATGATGTCGCGGGCCAGCGACGGGTTCAGCGCACCGTCAACACTCCACATCTGCGCTTCTGCCATCGTGTCCATCAGCACCTGCGCGGTGCGGGTGTAACACTCAAACTGAAACAGCGCGTCATCACTGAGGCAGCGGGAACCCCAGAAGCGGAATCCGTCTTTACGGATCAGCGTGGTGACGTCGTTCTGGTTCAGCAGGCCCGCATCAGTGGCCGGATCCTGCAGGTCCCAGAAAACGTCTTTTGAAATGCCGGTGACGCCGTTCACGCCGACGTTTGACAGGGACTTATGCCAGCCGGTCTGCTCGTCAATTTTTGCACGCAGCCCCAGCGCGCGGGCGGTGGCATAGGCCGTCGCGTCCGCCTTCAGCACGGTGTCAAAGCTGATGAAGTCAGGCCAGATCAGCATCCCTTCGCGCTGGCTGAAGTTGCTGCGGTAGGCAATCGCCTCTTCAACGCTTTTACAGCCGTACGCTGAAAGGTAGGCAAAGCCGCGCAGGCTCTGCGCCACGCTCAGCAGCTCGGTGGCAACGGCTTTTGTGTCGTGGCCCGGCACGCCCAGAATGCGGGGCTTAACGCCGCAGACGGACTGCGCGGCCAGCAACGCCTTCATGCCGGTGCGCTGGCCGTCGGTCACGCCGCCGATAATGTTGGCGGTGGTTTCCGCTTCGGTCTGGCCCTGCGGCACGCGCACAACGACGGTGACGGGTTTCGACTGATCCGCGATGGCGTCCAGTGAACGGGCCAGCGTGCCGGATTCCCCGGCCTTGCCGCTGGCGGTGAGTACGTCGGTTAACAGCACCGGACGGTTAAGCGGGAAGGTTGCAGCGTCGGCGTCGTCGCCGGTGCAGACCAGCCCGACAATCGCGGTGCTGACGGTGGTGATGGTTCGGGTGCCCTCGTTGATTTCCTCAACGCGCACGCCGTGGTGACGATCCTGTGCCATGTGGCGGTTCTCCTGTGAAGGGGTTCCGCTATGGTGAAAGGTTGCGGGTGCGGGCGCACCCTGATGGCGTTGTGTGGAAAATCACACAATGAAAAAAGGCCCGCGGCGGGCCTGATGGTTACTGCGGTTTTGCGGGCCAGCTGATGTCCGGCGCGCCTGACACGTCAGTGGCCTGCACCGCCTGCACGTACTTCATCCAGGCAGTAAGCGTGGCCTTGTCCGCATTGGTGATGATGCCTAACAGCAGCTGCGTCTGCCATGCCTGGGTGATGCCGTTTGCCTCGCTCACGCGCGCCGCCTTTTCGCTGGCCGCCGCATCAAGCCGCGACTGCTGCTGTGCATCGCTGTCGGTCACCCACTTTTCGCCGTCCCACTTATCAAATGCGGTTGCCGGAGCCTGCGTTGTGGTGTCCGCCGGATAGTCACCCAGCGCCATGATTTTCACCGGCGCGCCGCCGGATAACGGGTAAACCGTTTCGCCGCGATGGTCCGGCACGCGCTGCCAGCTGCCGTCCTGATACACGGCCACCGTGCCCGCCTGCGCGTCAGGCGGTGCGGTCAGGCAGGCACAGGCGGGCAGGCCGACGCCCTGCGCCAGAAATTCCTGCACCGCGCCGGTAAACTCCCCGGTCAGCGCGTCATAGCCGTATACCGTCAGCGTGCCGTCGGCTTTTGCCAGCCCGTTCTTATCAAGCGTTGCCTTTGCCATTATGCAGCCCTCACGATGTAGTTAAACGCCACGTTTCGCGG